GTATCCGCATTTTGTGCTGCAAAAATAGCTTTGTGATAACCTTTATAGTCTTTAACTTCCCCTTTATTATCTAAGAACTTCCCGATTAGGTTCGTAAGATCAGATTGATTACTAGCAACTGAGTCTACATCGTTAACACCGTATCTAAATTTCTTATCACTTAAATTGAACTCAAAACCTTTGAACTCTTGATTAAAGAAATTTTTAGTGGTTGATTTAAACTTATCATGTTGCTGTTTAACCATTTTTTGTTCTTCGTTGTGTCTATTGAAAAAGTCCATAGCTTTTTGTTGTTCCTGAGTAACGCCCGGTCTCAACTTGATCTCGTCGTAATATTTACTCTTGGTTTCTTCCAAAAAGTTAGTGGCTTTGGCAATTTCTTCTTTATAAGCGAGTTTTTTCTTTCTTATATCTCGCTCTTCATCCAAATCTTCATCATAATGAAAGTTATCTTCTAATAAGAAATTAACTTCATCTGTATCAAGATGTGGTTTAGTCTGTTTGTAATACTCTCTTAATAGAGTATCTTTATCTACACTTGAGTAATCAGCATTTAATCTAACATAATCCTCAACTGTTCCACCTGTATCCTCCATAAAGCTTACCAGTTTTTCTATGTTTTCTGGTAGTTTTATTTCTGGTTGTTTTTCAACAACGTCTTCTATTATAGGTGCTTTTACTTCTTCAACAACTTCTTCTTCTGTAATTTCAGATATAGGAGATATAGTTTCTTCTTTTGTTTCTACTACTTCTTCCTTAGCTTCTACTTTTTCTTCTTTAATTACAGGTTCTTCTTTAATAGTTATTTTATCTACAGGTTTTTCTTCTTTTTTAACCTCTTCTTTTTTAGATAAATCTATTTTAGCTGTTGTTGCTTTTTTATTAGTAAGTTTTTTTACTTTAGGTTTCTTAACCTTAAACTCACCTTGTTCTAATTCCCCTTTAGGGTTTTCTTTTATTTCTTCTGACATAATATAATATAATAGTTATTAAAAATTATTTAGGGCCAAACTGCTCTAAACCAAAACCGCCCATAGTATCATTACCTGCGGATTCAAAGTTTTTAGGTAATAAATCATTTTTTCTTTGATCTATAAGTTCAGACTGCTGTGTAGCTTGCATTTCTGTTCTTTGATCTTTTCTATCTTCTTTAAAAGCTTCATCTTGCTGCTTAGCTCTAGACTGAGCTTGAGTTAATTGCATATTGTAATTAAACTCTAGTTCCATCAACTGTTGTTTGATTTGAGCTTCTCTTTCCATTTTTTGTATAGAAAATTGAGATTTAGCTTGTTCATAGTTAATGTTCTGTTCAGATATAACTTGTTGCTTTTGAGCTTCTGCTAAAGATATTTGTTCAGCTGCTTGAGCATTTGCTTGAGCTTGCGCTTGCATGTTCTGCTGTTGTATTTGCTGATCCTTAACTTGTTTTTCTTTTCTTCTTTTCTTAAGCATTTGATTAGCTAACTTTAAATTGTTAACTTGTCTAATATCAATTGCATCTTCAAGATCTATTTGACCACCTTTTAGAGCTATTTGTATGTTCTGCTCTAACACTTGCTTTTCTTCTTCATCAGGCTCTAGCTCTAAGAAAATACCAAAGTCATGCATGTTTACTTGAGACAACTCTTGCAAAGTAGCTACATTGTATCTAGATATACTAGAAGCTAATGTTTGCATAGTTAATGGAAACATTAAAGCATCAGCTATTCTTAATGATATGTTTTCACAAGTTCTAAGAGTTAAGTATAAACTAGCTTGTAATATATGTCTAGTTGCTACGTTTGAATTAGCAGCAGCTAATTTTTGTAAACCAACTAATGATTGCTTATCTGGTAATGTACCATCTCTAGCTTCATTAAGTCCCGTTACGTCTCTAATCATTTTAAGATAATACTCGTAAGTCTGTATTAATGATTGCATTTTATTACCACCAGAGCTAGACTGTAATTCCTGTATAGGAACTTTACCTGGGTTCATACCACCGTCTTGAGTCATTGATCTACCAACTACAGAACCTGTTTGAAAATACATATTCAAAGCTTCAGATGGATTATAATTAGTACCATTGCCTAAATCTACTTCTGCTAAACCATCCATATCTAAATAAACGCCATCAGGAACCACTCTAGACATCACCTGTTGCAGTTTTAAATGAGTTAGCTGTATCATATCAGCAAAACCAGTTATTCTGCTTACAATTGATTCTACGCGACCTTTGTACATTCTAGGAGCTACGATGTTATAGTTCATATTAACTTTAACAGTATCGGCATAAGGTCTAGTCATGTTCTCAGCTAGCTCCCATTTTAATATTTTGTTATGTCCTAGTATTTTAGCTCCAGAATAAAGAACTTCAATAGCTCTAAATGCTTTTGAAAATGAATCTGTTTCTGGTGGATTAAAAGTATCAGTTTTTTCTATAGCTTTTTCAAGACCACTAGCTGTTTCTTTTATTTTAAATACTTGATTAGCGTAAGTCTTATATTCAAAATACATTACTTGAACTGTATTGTTATCGTAACGACCACTCCAGTTTCTAGTATAGTTTTGATTACCTGGATACTTTTGTATTTCTTTTAATTCTTCAGCAGTTAAATAAGGGAATTGCTTTTTAAGTTCTGGTAAACTTATTGATTTAACTTCACCTACATAATATAAATCTTCAAAATTAGGATCTTCACTATACGAGTAGACTAAACTAGCTGGATCAACATAGTTTAATGTAACTCCTTCAGATCTATTAAAATCAGTTTTAACAGCTGATATACCTAATACAGTTAAATCATAATTTAATCTTCTTCTAATTAGATCATACTTATTGTTAGCTAACACATTATTAATTACTTCTTCTTCAGCTACTTCAATAGACTCTTTATAACTCATTTGCATGTGAAGTTCTATATCTTCTTCACTTTCCATTTCTAAACCTTTACCACCTGACTTAGAAACATCCATACCAGTTATTTGGCTTATTTGGTTTATAAGATCTTTCTGCCTCATGTCTCTCATTAAAGATTCAGCATAAGCAGTTCTTTTAATTAAAGACTCAGGATCTTGAGCGTAAGCTTTTATTTCATAATTTCTTTGAGACATGCCATTAACAACTATATCAACAAATTTAGGAATTACTGGTACAGGTTTCCAGTCTAAGTTTAAATAAGATAAATCACCATTAATAGAAAGTTCGTCTTTATATTTTTGTACAGATTGTTCTCCTCTTGCGTATAATCTTAAATTATGAAAAGAATTATAATTACTACCAAATCTATCCGTAAAGCCATTGTCATTAGTAAACCACTCAGACTCTATAGCTCTACCAACCTGTAAACCATACTCATAAGTAGCTTTTTCTGCATCTGGTACTACCTGATCTGGAAAAGAACTATTGTAATTAGTATTTATCATTTATTTTATTTTTGAATTATAACCTGTGTTATCATATTTTTTAATACCTAAGTTTATAGATTTTTTTTGTCTAACAGCTACAGGTGTATACCTGTTTTTGTTACAAGCCATTATAGCTAAACCTGAACTTATTGAAGCATCATGCTTTGTTCTATTGTTTATATTGAACGCCGCCCAGTCTTCTAATGTTTTTTGATGGTACATATCTCCATGTCCTAGCTCACTAGACCCAACATATTCTTCTATGTAAGACTCTATAGCCGCTGCATGTGACTGTTTAATATCTTCACTTGAGTTAGGTATTCCACCTATCTCTCTTTCTGTTGTAGAGAGCTTATTCCAAATTTTATCAGGACGATTAATTGAAAAACCTCTATAACCTCTACGTTTAAAATAATACAATAATCTAGGTTTATTATTTTCAGCTAGTATTGGCATACCATAAAATATACAAGCCATTAAAACATCTTCAAAGAATATCTCAGCTGTTTGTGGCCTTGATATATATTCTAAAAAGAAATGATTAGGCGGCGCATCTTCCATTGAAAACTTAGTTAATCCATGTAAAGCACCATTAGATCCTTTACCATCAACAGTGCCACTAATGTCATAGCTATCACAGCCAAAAGCTCCCATGTGGTCATTACCAGGGTATTTGCCTCCGTTTTTATTAATTATTCTATTTTGAATATTTAAAGGTGGTACCCAGCTTATTTTAAATCTTCCATCTTTATTAGGCGTGAATAAAACTTTAGAATCTTTAATACCGTTTTCCCAAGAAAAACTACCTACTGTAATCGCAGCTTTGTTATTAGCCTCTTCGTTGTAGTCTATTTGTTGATATATTTTTGTTAAATTAAATAAACTTTGTTTTGCCTCATCTCTAAAAGCATGTTGTTCAGTTCTTGGAAACTGTCTGTAATACTCATTTAAGCTGTCTTGATCAGACTTCAGTCCATCGACTTCGTTTTCCCAGTGTTCAATAACTCCAGTTGTAATTTCATAACCGTCGACTCCTTTGACTGTATTTTTGCCTCTAATGAAGACAGGTAATCCATGAGTATCGATGAACCCCTCATAGTTCCATTCCATAGGAATGAACAAGCTATAGAGTCCAGAAGATGTTTGTCCGTTTCGATTTCTTTTATTAACGTCTGAATTGTTGTATAATTTTTTGAAATTGTCTCCACCTTTATCTAAAGCATTTGAAGTTGAGCCCATCATACACTTGCCTACAATTCTAGATCCTAGCCTTAATGTAGTCTTTGTAACTCTCCAGTTGTTTAATATATTATCAGGTCTTTCCCATTTACCACTTTCATCATGAGCTAATAACTTTAGCTTTTCACCATCATAAGAGTTGTCACCAGTATTTTTCCAGTCAATTGTTGTATCAAGCCCATCTAATTCTCTTAGTTGCTCATTGCTCTCAAGCTTCCTTCTAGTAAGCTTCGAAGCTGGAACTCTGTATGCAAGTTCTGTTTTAGGACGATCCATACCGTCCTGGATCGGTTT